TACTTTTGATGCAGGATAGATTTTCGTGCTGATTAGGGCGGTTAACCCTGCATAGGTTGATAAATATGAAAATAAGCTTGTTTTTAGGCTCATAATTTAGCCCCCTGTACTAAGGCGCTAACTTTTCCAGCAAAAAGTTTTCTTACTGCTGCTCGTTTCTTTTTTAAGGCAGGATGAAGAAACGCATATTTACCGCCTTGCATATATTCGAGCGACGCAGGGTAATAGTATCGCTTGCCTGATCTACTGATTTTAACAAAAACATCATTCATTGCCGGGTCCATGCCGACACCGGCAAAGGCTTTGCTTTTATCTTTGTCCCAGGTAATAGTGCTAATAATGCCCTCTTCTGTGGCGTGCGATTTTTTTCTAACCTTAGCCTTCGCCTCGTCTTTTACGATGTCAGCGCCCTCTTTGACGATGCCTCCAAACTGCTGAAAAAGTTGTTTCTGAAACCCTTGAACGTTTTTAATTACTTGGTCGAGTCCTACAACTTTTGCGGTAGATCGCATTAGCTCACCGCCTTTGCAATGATCCAAATTATTTC